TTACAAACAAGATAAATATTTTGCCACAATTGATGTTACTGAATAACTATCCCCTGGCATTAAATGTCCGTATGTATCCAAGGTTTCCTGTATATTTGCATGTCCCATTGTGGCAGAAATCGCCTTAACACTTACACCGCTCGAAATAGCAACACTGGCAAATGTATGCCGCAAATCGTGAAAACTTCGTTCACCGGCTTTCGCCTTTTTAACTGCATATCCAAAACTGACTGATATGTTAATCGGCTTCAACATGCCGCCTAGCTCGTCGGTAAACACTAGTCCGCTGTCGGTATATGCATTTCCAAGTTTCAATTTATTTGCAGCTTGCCATGCACTCTGCTTTTTTAAAACAGCTATAACTTTATCATCTAAAGGTATTTCTCTATATGCATTTTCGGTTTTAAGCCGACCTGCTATTAATTCCTTTTTAGAATGTATATACTTTATTTGCTGTCTGACTCGAATAATTTTAGCAGAAAAGTCTATGTCTGTCCATCGTAATCCTAGCACTTCACCGCGCCGCATACCAGTAAAGGCAGCAACATAGGCTATATTGTAATATTTTCCATTGCCGAGAATAGAGAATATTGTTTTCAGTTCTTCTACACTAAAAGGTTTTATCTCTGTTGTTTGCTCAACCCTTCTTTTTAATATCTTAATACCTGTAGCAGGATTTTTAAGCAATATATCATCTTCTACCGCTATTTTAAGACTATTACTAATAATAGCCCTAATAAGAACAACGCTACCCGAGGAAAGTTTTTCGCTCATATCATTAATAAACACCTGTATGTTTTGGCGTGTTAAATCCTTCAATTTCATACTTCCAAGACCAGGTATAATGTGTAGCGTTACATATTGCTGATAATTGTCTAAAGTTGTTTGCTCGATTGAACCTTTTTTGTAGGTATCAAGCCATATCCTTAACCAAGCTTCATAGGTCATTTTTGCACTATTAGTATTTATTCCGGCATCAAGTTCCTTCTGCCATGCCTTGCGCTTCTCGTTTACCTCGCCTTTACTCTTCCCATAAATAGCCTTAACCTTGTTTTTGCCGGTTTTATCTTTGTAACCGAAACGCTGAAAGAATAATTGCTTTTTTTCATCCCATTTAACTATTGTACCTTCTCCGCTATCGCGCTTTGCCATTTTCTCACCGCCCTATATATAGTAGAAGGAAAGGCGGGAAACTCCCCTCGTTCCTGCGCTCAACTCATACGGGACAGGCAGGCTATGTATGATAAAACCATAGCCTGCTTTACACTGTCACTACGCCAAGCCCTGGCAGCTACTAGAGGATTGCCCGCCCTGCATCCTAGCTACCGTTCGATATACTCCGCTGTGAATAACTGTGCCGGGGAAATGCCATACAGATTACATAGATCAATCATAGCCTGTACAGTCATTGTTTTAGAATATTTCATAACATAATCAAGAATAGACAGCTTTTCTTTGCCTGTGAGTATTTCGCCTAATGTCATTTATTATCATCTCCTTCCTGCATCCGGCACAATGGCCGGTTATGAACTCATTCCTCGCTTTCTTCTTTTTTCTTTTCCTTGGGTACATATTTGTAACCGAATGCATATGCCAGACGCTCTAGAAACCACTCTGGCGGGTTGTCACCGTCATATTCCTTTTCGCCATCAGAAATTGTAATTTTGTAACCATCAATTACCATCATGTTTGTCCTCCTTCACTACAGCCGAGATTACTCGGCCTTTTTTTCTTCCAGTGCTTTTACTCTACGTTTTTCGGCCAGTCGGATAGCAGCTGCAAGCAAGATCCTCCCTGCAACTATTGAGTTAATTACGATTTTTTCTTTTTCCAATAAAATCACCCCTCTGCAAAATATGCAAGTGAACACAACCCCCGTAATATTCTTTCTAAGTATTGACGGCCACCGCTCCACTTGGATCTCTGGAAGCAATTATTAAATATGCAAAAATCTTATCTAATTCATCCTCAGCTAGTTCAGTTACATCAATTTCAAACTCTTTCATAGCTTCCACAACTAATTTTGCACCGGGTTTTAATTCTCCATCAGCAGTACGAATCATCGCTTTAAATTCTTCCATGACTTCCAATGCTTGTTTGGAACCCGTCATTAATATACACTCCCCATCAATTTAATTATAATTGCCCTGCCATCGTTGCAAACTTTATGCCATCGAGAAAACCTTTATTGTAATGTAGATAGGTGGCTGTTAATTGTTTATATATTATTGCGTCATATAAATCTCTGGAATTTTCTTGTCCCACAATAGCTTCTATGCTTTCCAAAATAGCGTTCAATTTAGCATCTTCATTGCGATAACCTGCCGCCATTTCAGTAGTGTCTAACTTTTCTTCCAGTATCTCCTGGCGATCCATTACGAACTGTTGCCAATTATATTCCAACTCCCCCGGTTTTACGCTTTGCCCGGTAAGTATGCTTCGAATGTTCATATAAACTTGCCCCCCTCGTTGCGATTAGTCACAGTGGTCACCAATTCAATAAAAGACCTGGTCATGCTATTTGCTGCCAATTGCGTATACAATTCTTAAATTCTTCTAATGCAGTAGGGTCAACCGCATACAATCCATCTCCACGTCTTAACCAAAGCACATAACCTTCAAAGTCGATTATCCTATATTTCCTACCGCTATATTCGTGAATTATCATTTCTTCCGGTTTTAAAGCCATTAACAATACACTCTCCCTATCATTATTTCGCTGGCTCTTGGGGTAGGTGTTTCCCTGCGTCCATTTCTGGCCGTGTCCTGCTGCCCCGCGTTATACCGGTCGCCACCCCCAGTGGTATAGAGTTGTCAATGTGCTTGTCCTCTGCCGCGAAAAATGATAAGATAAGAGTGCGGCAGGGTTCTGTGATGGTTCCTAGGTCGCTGGCCTGGTCACTATTTGCCGTAGTGAGTGGGCCTTTACTTATTATGGAGAATATTACTTTTGAACCCATTCAAGTACTGCTTCTTTTTCAATTCTCCAATCCTTACCGACTTTAAAGGCTTTTAATTTTCCGGCTTTAATAGCTCTTTTAATTGTTTGATCACTAACCTGTAAAAAATCCGCAAGTTGCTTTGGTGTCAAAACATCTGGTAAATTATTGAGTCCCATTTAGTACCTCCCTTCTATCTAATTATATCATAACATATCTAAACACGTCAATGTGTATCAGGTAGAATTCTTTGTTATTGTATTTTCGACAGTAATAGCAAAAACAGCAGGAATTATCTTCCTTTTGCCGAATGGTGTAAGTAAATGGTAAAAGGAGAGATGGAAGCATGAATACCCTTGAAAGCATAATGGAATTTAAATCTTATCCTAATTGGGTTAGTAGCAGGTTACAAGTTGCTATTTGCAATAATGTAAGTCCAAAAGACAAATATTATATACAGAATTATCAAGAGAGTCAGCAAAGGAAAAATGATAATAACGGTTGTGCAATATTCCAAACTGATAAAGAATTAATTGAAGTACGTTTTACCTTTAAACAAACGATCGTGAAAAGATATAATTTAAATCAAGTAATTAACGTAGAAAAAATTATTGAAACATCGGACGAAGATTTTATATCAAATAGTGATGTACAATATAAAACAGTAATCGTTGAATTTATTAATGGAACAAAACTTACTTTAACAAAACCAGAAATAAATATTAATGATAATCAGAAAAAATATTTTGAAATTGCTAGTAACTTATAATAATAAAGCGTCCCTCGGGGCGCTTTTCTTTTTCACTGTCACCTTCTCGACAGTCAAAAACTTGTGTCACCTCGCGCGCGTGTAAGTATAAAAGGGGAGCTTGCAAAAACAAGCTCCCACAACGTGGAGGGAATCCCCCCACGTTAGCCAAATGGCTAAACTGTCCAAATTGGACACCTGTTGCAATGTAACACCTTTGCCTGTCGCATTGGGCAATTTGACCACCTGAATTTTTAGGAATCAATCACGTGGGGAATTTCCCCACAGTAATAATGCTCTCGACACAATGTCGAACCCTCACCCCAAAGGAGAACGCAATTTTGCGCTCTCCTCAAGTTTGAGGGCTGCTTTATCATGTAGGACTGTAAAACATTCGTGCTTGATTTGCTATGGTTTGAGCCATATTCCTACCATTCTTTTTGAAGAACCGATTCGTGTCTTTACTATCAATCGAACTCACTTGGAAATTAACATTCATAGCTGGCTGCTGTCTGCCCGCGTTAGTTACTCCGGTATTACTATGCTTAGTCGCGGGACTGGCCGCAGTGTAATTTCTGGACAGACTGCTTAACGATGGACCTGTGACTAGTCCTCCGGTTTTAAATCCCGGGATTTTACCGGTATCATTCATATAGTTAAGGTTGCCTATACCAATTGATTTTGTGGCCGCTGCATTGAGCATGTACTCACGATTAGATCCCCACATTAAAATACTATCTGACGTACCAGTACCAGGTCCAACTAATAAACCGCCAGTAGCATATCCCGAAACTGTACCCATTGCCATACCAGCCACAGTTGCAGCGGCCATACCACCAATAGCAGGACCAGAATTCGCCCCAAATGTTGCTAATGATACTGCAATAGCTGCTGGCCACCATGCGGCTGCTGTAGCGGCTCCTTGCGTAACTGACTTAGCCATTGTTTGAGTTCCACCCTTCTCTCCAAACAAAGCCATTGCCATTCTACCAGCAATATATTCCGCAACCATATTGGCAACTACTTTCCTAACTACATTTCCTACTTCACCCCAAGCATCACTAATACTTTCTGTACCTGACAATACATCAGCAATACCGGATTTGAAACCATCATAAGCAGTCGCGCTTGTGCGGGACATTACTTCAGCCCATGTCAAGGTCGCGTCTGCACTAGCCTGCTGGTACAGGTCCATCATGGTTTTTTGTGCATCATAGTTACTTTGGCGGATTGCGTTTTCCTTGGTTAGTGCTTCCTGCAGTATGGTTAAGCTACTAGCATTATAAGCTGCGTCAATACTAGCTTGAATGTCTTTGCAGGTCGCGTAGTTATCGGTCAGTTCCTTGTTTTTCTGGATACCGTAAGCCGTAATTGCATTAGCAGTTGCTTTGCTTAAATCCAACCGACCAGCCTCAGTAACTTGATAAGCTGCGTTCTCGCTATCTAACCCGCTTAATATTGTTTTCTTCTGAGCATCGGTGGCAGTCTCATATTCTTGCGATATTTTATTGAAGGTATCTCTTGCGGCCTTGATTTTATCATCATATTTTATATTGATATCTTCGGTAAGTTTCGCCGATCCGGTAAGCTGAGACATTTCGCGCTGAACAGACTCATAACCGTCACGAACCGATTGATACATGGCAATGGCGTCCCTAGCTTCTTGCTGAACTATCTTGGTACGTCTTGTGCGATAAACCGCTGCAATTTTTGCCTTGTCATCTTCATAAGCTGCAAAATCTTGTCCGTTTGCTTCGTATTCAGCCTTTATGATATCTAAGTCGCCAATTTGTTTTTTCTTCCAGATATCAAGCTGTTCGAGCTCGGTTTTAGTGGTTTGTACCCATTCCTGTTCAATCGATTCAGTTACTTGCTTAGTCTTGTTTAGCAGATCTTCCCATGCCTGCACTGCTTCATCTACGCCAGAACTACCAGCGTCGCCGCCACCGCCGCCGGATGGTATTTCTGGCGGTGTACTTGCTGCCGCGAGTGCCGCCAACCTGTCCCGTTCTGCAAATATATCATAATCATATCGTTCTGATCCGCCGCGCCCATCTTTCTGGGTAGCGTTAAAGTTAGCCATAGCATCGGTAGCATAATTTGCAGCCTTGCCAACTTGGACTAGATTGCTGGATAGATTTCCAGCAGAATCACCTGCTAAATTCATGCGACTGGCGCCATCGTAAATAGTAGAGTTCATTAAGTCTAATGAAGCGTTTGTTTTCTGTGACTGTAAATATAGTTCACCGCCTAAAAGCGTCACACCTGTGATTGCAAGGCCCCAAGGCCCCATTGCAGCCGTCATAATCCTAAAGGCAGCGGCAGATTCAAGAGCCGCTATTCTTATTTTTGCAAGAGTTGGAATAAAGTTTGCGGCACTATACGCCACCACACCTGTCATGCCTAGTACAATGGCTTGATCTGGTACTGCGTTCCTTAGAACAGTGTCAAGCCCCTGAGATTTTACACTATCGGCAAACTTGGCAAACTCAGCAGACGCACTGCCTAATTTAGTTTTTAAATCAAACGCTTGCGTTATTTGGTCACCGACAACTGTCATTGTGCGAGTTGCAGTATCCTGAATGTTACTCATTTGCCCTGAAACAGTAGCCGAAGCTGTTTTCATCGTGCCGCCATAACGGGTCGACATTTCAGCCATCATGCCGGAAATAGCCGTATTGGCGTTTATGCTCTTTTGTTCAGCCATCGACATGGCGGTTGCAACGTCTGTATTAAGAACCTTAGCAAGCATCTGCCATGCCGGAATACCGGCATCTGTTAACCTATTCATTTGGTCAGCAGCCAACATGCCACCGGCTCGCATTTTGGCAAAGGCATCCACAATAGAACTCATATTTTCGCTGTTTCCACCGACTGCCGCTACTGCATCACCCAATATATTTAGAGTTGGTATGATTTCTTCTGCAGAATACCCAAGACCGATCATTTTTTTACTGCTTGTCACTAAAGAAGTAAAATCGAATGGCGTTTTTTCTGCAAAAGTCGCTAAATCGTCAAGCATTTTCTGTGCAGCCTGACCACTTCCAAGCATCGTCGAAAATGCAATCTTGTTTTGTTCCATTGCGGCAGACAGACTAACTGACTTTACTGCAGCCGCGCTCATTGCCACACCTAGAGCCGCCATTGCCGTGGAAGCGCCTGCCGGTATTAGATCCGGCATGTCTTTTTGAAACCTTGCTAACTGCCGTTTACTGGCGTTTAATTCCTTTTTTAGCCCGGAATTATTAGCACTAATTTTTACCATTAATTCTGCTATTGTTGCCAATTATTCACACACCCCTTTCGTCCTAAAGATAACCGGCTGCCAATGTTTTTTCTTATAGCCGCCGCTCGGTGTTAGTTTTTTTGTTGCTGGCATAAGTACTCCGGTACCAATTTTGTTATAAATCTCTCGATCAACTGCACCGAGAAATAACTCTTCATTCAGCAACATTTCCTTAATCAAGACTGTAACCTCTTCAGACAGTCCTACCAAAAAATAAATATTTAAGTCTGGGTATCCAAGATATTGATCTCCATGCGGGTTAATATCGCGATCCTCAAAAAAATAAACGAGATCCGCAAAGGTGAAACAGTCGGACTTTTCTATTTCGGATAATAGCTCCTGCTTGATAATGTCTTTATTCATATATTGCCCTCCTTCTTGTAAATACTTAATACTGGGGAACTACACCCCCTCACGCGCACGACACGCGTATTATTTGAGGCTCCCACTCCGGTCCCTGGATATGAGCCTTTATTATTCGACATGGGCAGGGCTTCCGCTGCTCACCCCAACACCAACCGTCGATTGGAACCTGCTGCCTTGACTGGTTTATGATTTATATCTGTCTCACGCCTTAAGTTAAATAGTTCATACTGCTCTATAACAGCAGCATCAATCTCACTTCGCAAAGGCCCATCAGCAGAGAAAAACGATCGTACTTTACCTTTCCTTGTAGAAACTCTTGTAGGGAAAACAACCATTGGCGCACCATCCTTAATTTTCACCGCGATATCATAGAGCATCAGCACTCCATCAAGGCGAACCTGTGCATAACCAACCGTGTCGGATGACTCGAACCGAACGGGACAATACTTTACCTCTGTAATTCTCATAATTCCTCCATATAAAAATAGGGACGGCGATTAAGCCGCCCCGTTTGTTTACGCCTTGGATAGTTTGACGAATGCCTCGCTAACAATCGGTTTGCAGTCGGCAACTGCGGTCACACGATAGTCAATCAGGTTTGACTTGAAAGATGATTCGCGGCTTGTCTCAACCATGACATTAAAGAGATTGTATCCCATAAACCCGAAGTTACCATAGTAGATCGTATCATCAGCAATACTGTCTGAGAGAATCACTGGTTTGCCAAGCAGATAAGCAGGTGCACCCTCAATGGCTGCGTTCTGAATGAATAGCGGCCTACCATTTGCATCTGTTAGTGAATATACCTGCTTGTATAGTGTAGAGAAATTCATTGCCCAGCTGGCGCCTGCACCGTATCCACTTTTAAGCAGTGCGGCAGTTGCTACAAAGTCCTCAAATGCTGGCGATACTGCGAAGGTCATGGAGTTTGTAGTATTAAAGGTAATACTGCTAAGACCTGCGCCCTGGTCAGTACCAGTACCAGTAGCAAGAGCAGCTTCCATAGCATCAAGCAGGCAGTTTGCAAGTTCGCCGGTTAGATAAGATTCGAAGGAGTCAAGCGCCATTGCTGAAGCACTTGCACTGATAGAGAATATTTTAATCAGTTCGTATGCGTTGAAATTTACACTTACTGGATCAACGTCACTACCTTCAACAGGTGCACCCTCTGCGTGCCATGTTGCGGCTGATTGAGGCCCAATTACCGGCACTGATAATTTAGCGGGAATTGAGAAGTTCCGGCTGGCAGTAACCAGGGCACGAAGTCCACGGGCTTTTTGAATGATTTCATTATGGGTTTGAGTGGGCAATACAGCAGCCAATGTTGCCTGAGTACCAAAGGCGGCACGTTTCTCCATGACAGCTTTATAGGCTCGTTGCTCAATATCGGTAAGCGGCTTGCTTTGCAGGCTCTTAAAAAATGCGCTGCGGTATTCAGGAGTCTTAAGGATTGCATCAGCATCGGTCGGCAGTTCAGTTGTTTGAGTGCTGGCACCTGCGATAGGTGTCCAGGTTTTCAATTTGTCCTGCAGTTGGCTGCGTTCCTCGTGATTAGCTTTGGCTTCCTTTAAGCCGTCCAATTCGATGTTAAGCTCCTGAATATTTGCGTTTGCATCGGTGTTAATCAGTTGGCCGATTTCCTGCGCCCTGGTTTCGATTTGTTGGACGGTTTGGGTCCGGTAAAAATTAAATGCCTCTGCAACAGTTTTAAATTTCATATGTTATATACCCCTTTTCAATATCTGATTAATTTTTATTTTCATTTGGTCGATCTGACCTATTTTTTGTTTGGCTGTTTCCATTATTGACCGCGCTTCTACCGAAGTTTGGCTATAGGCTGGCCACGGACAAATAGAGCATTCATATATTTTTGCAATCTTATTAATTGTCCGGGTATTTGTCGCCGCATCGTAACTGTCGCCTCCTGGCGGCACTGTGAAACTGAACGACATTCCCGATAAATCACCGCGTTTTACTGCCGTATGTACGCTTCTCGCTTCCTCGGTATCCGGTAACTGTGCTTTCATCTGTAGCCCTGCCGGACTTACAGTAAGCTGCATGGTCTTAGGAGTTTTTGCTAATGGAACCTTCGATAAGTCATGATTGTAAAGCAGTCTACAATCACTCATATCGGTGTTATCCAAGGCCCCCCTTTTAACGACCTCCGTGTATTGCCCGCCAATTACTGCTGGCGTATCAAATACAATCGGCTGGCCAATTAATATTAAATCAGACGTTCCTGCCGGGTCGCCTGGATTAATCGTTGCTGTCCTGATTTCCTTCATCTGCTTTAACCCCCAATAGTTTTTTATCTACATTTGCTAACTGATAGTCAGCGGCGCGCAAGCTATCAACATAATTTAAAGACTGTAATCGACGCGCCCCTTCTTCTCCCCCAACAGGCGGGAACCCAAGTATTGTTAATGCGTTGTCCAAAGTTAAAACCGCAAGCGGCATTAATTCTTTTAGTGCCGTGATTTTCGTTTTTGGTGAAGCAAAGGCCATCTTGCCGGCAGTGTCAATTGAAATTTGATTTCCCCAAGCTATTTCACGAGCAGTAAACATCTTAGCAGATAAGGCTTGTCCTAACGTATTAGAAAAAGGTTCTAGGCTGCTTTCCACAAAAGATTGATAGGTTTCTTCTGTGAAGCTACCATCAATAATGGACTGGTGAACCCCTAAGAATTGAAATATTTTTTTGTTTACGGTTTCAATGTCAGTTGCATTGATTGTATTTGGCGTTGAATTAATGGGAGTGTATTCAAATTTAGCGTCAACCGCGCCAATTGTTGAACCTGCCTTTAAATAGCTATCAATGAAACTTTTTCTCACTTTTTCAAGATCTTCAGGGCGAATGGAAGAATTTACCTTTAAAATTCCTCTAACCATACCACTACTTTCTGCTGTAGTCCGCAAACCATTCGTCTGAGCCTGTGCCAGTTCAACCGCTGACATAATCGCCGTGTTTGAGTCTCCGAGCAGGTCGCTTGAGTGAAAAATTCTGCGGACGTGGACAATATCACAGTATTGTAAAATGACGTTAACCCCATTATTAAACAGGAATTTTATGTATAAACTGCCGGTCTGGTCTGTGACAAACTGCGCACTGGAAGGCTTTAATGGCCACATTGCTATGACTGAGCCGTTTCCAGACCGTTCCAACAATATAAATAAATCCGGGTCTGACCAATAATATGACGCACATTTATACAAAAATTCGGCTGCCGTAGTCACCGGGTTTGGCTGCAACCCTAGCAGCCGGTTTAATTGTTGGTCTCCCGGGGATCGCATACCGTCTGATTGAACGATATGCGATATAGTCATTTTTGAAGCGTGTACGGCGATACTGTGAACCGCTGATAAAAAAACATCTGACTGGCGAAGATTACCATTAAAGCTAGACGCTATTGCGTTGCCACCGGAGAGCAGTGTTACCTGCTCCGTTCGTTCCGGCTGGCGGCGGGAGAACAAACTCTTGAGAGCTTTAATAACCATTCTCTTCCTCCGTTTTCTGCTTTTTATTTAAGAAGTCTCTGAGTTGCCGAATTTCGTCAATGTCTAGTGATATTGATTTATCCACACTAAATATAATCACGCCGCCGCCAAGTTCACCACTGACGACTTTTCTGCCCAAATATTCCAGGCTGGCAGTTATGACCATTTATATTTCCTCCTCTGATTGAAATAAAGGTGAGTCAATAGAGTTTTTAGTTTATTAAACATTACGTCCCCTTTCATCAATACAAGTGTTGTCGTTCCTCTTTTGCAAATTCATTAAGTAACCATTGCCCCGCTTCTTTTGCAATTTCATCCGCCAACTCATTCAGATACTTCAAGATAGTTTCTTTATCACAAATACCTGCTTCATGAAGTACGCAAGCTGCTGAATTTAACACATCTTGATTAAAACCGACTGCTGGCCGAAAATTATTTTCGTCTCCTAAATCTGTAACAATAGCGTTTGCAAACATAATATTTTTCGCCAAACGGCGAGCCTTTTTTATTTTCATTGTTTGCTCCTTTCGGTGGATTTCCACAATTAGGGTAACAGCAGGGCAACATTAGGGTATCAGTAGGGTATCAAGAATCCAGTATTTACGCGGGATAGGGTAACAAGGGTAACAGGATTAAAATTCCTTAGAAGATTTTCAAAAACATATAAAGAATGTGTTTTCTGTTACCCTTGTTGCCCTTCATATGTCACAACCCCTTAAACTACAAGCATTTGCGGATATCTCGCTGTTACCCTCTTGTTACCCTGATGTTACCCTCTGAACTATTCTTGTTGCCCTCTTACCGAAAAGTCTTGTGTAAAAAGCATTGTTGGATCAATAACCTTTATTCCATTCCAAAATAATATGCCGCAGCTTTTTACCTCTTGAACTAATGGAAAAAACTCCCTCACTCGTTCGTTGAATTTACGATCTCGCACCGGCTTTAACTCGCTTACCCCACAATAGCGTTTGTAATATTCAAAAAGTGTACTTCGTTGAACTCTTTCATGTTCGCTGATCTCAATACAATCATTTAAAAAAGCCTTGCAAGAATCATTCAAGAAAACATATTCGTCAACAGCATTTTGACAACTTGGCGGCATTACGAACTCACCGCGTTGCATCAATCGTTTTAAGCTTTTAATGGCTTTGTTCAGCAATCCTGATAATTCGGTCGGCGTTATTAACTTTTCTAATAGGTACGGATCTCGCTGCGGACTTCCAGCGGGGAAACTATTTGGGAAGTTAATAATCACCCATCGCCTGAAAAATCCGTGTGAATTATCGCGGGTTCTCGGTAACTCATTACAGGAAAAAATCAGTCGGGCAGTATTACGAAAACTAAAAGGGTCTTTGCATTTGCGCTCTGCGCTGATTTCGTCGCCGGTAACAAGTGCCTTAAATATACTCGTGTCTTCAATGGCTGAATTTGGAATGTCGGCAAATATATTTGCAAGTTTACCAGCTAAATTAGCGGCTCTGAAACGATTGTCAGCCAGGGACTGCAAAGCTTCACTCGCGTAATTGTCACGCCCTAAAAACTCCTGCAACAGACTAAGAAAGATAGATTTGCCTGATTCACCATTCGATTTCAGCAAAAACGCTTTTTGCATTCTCACATCTGGAATGAGAAAGTATCCAAAAATCTCGTAAACAATTTCCATGCAATCTGCTGGTAACACATCAGCGAAGAACTTTTCTATTGCCGGACATTCGGCTGCCGGGTCGTATGTAATAGGAACCTGTATTGACGAACGATATTTAGGGGTATGGTCATGAAGAACATCAACCTGCCATTCTAATAAACCATTAACCACATTTATGTATTTTATATCGTTCGTAAAAAAAGGATCTGGGGAATAAATCTTTGTTTGAATATACTTTGCAACTTCATTTCCCCTCGTATCGCGATACCGATCATCTAACGCCTTTAGGCAAATTTGCTGAATAAATTTCGGCTCAATGCGGCGGTAAACACCACTGTCGTACATAAAAAGTTGTGCGTATTGGTAAGCAAAGCGGTAATGCTTTAGAATTTCCTCAGCAAGGATTGGTGGAATGAATTGTCCCTCTTGGGAAAAGCACTCGCAAACGATTTTTTGAGGTTTAGGTTTATTGGACTGTTTCGGTATCGCATTAACTTCCTGCGGAATTTCCAGTTCTACTTTTCGGTATATTTCAGGGTCATAGATTTTTTGGCAATCATTAATGGCCCGTGCAATCGTTGCGGCCCCGTACGTCATGCCGTTGGAATAATGACGCTCGTCCCACTTCGGTCGATAAAGTCCGGATTGACGAAACAGGTTATCCATGCGGCCAGCATCCCGGCCTGTCCAAAACGCAAGAATATTTGCCAGTGCCATGTCTGCCGCCGAATCGTCATTACCGTGTCGAGAAGTATTTCCCGCCCACAATGCCTGAAAATCTGCACCCTGTTTTGATTTCGATATCTTTTCGATTAAGTCGGTGCCGGACAGGCTACCCCTCAACTGTGGAAGTTTCGGCTGCTCTGACTTGCGTTCCGGCTCTGTTTTTCCTTTGGCAATATACTTGCTGTGAATCATACCGATCTCAACACTTCGCTCTTCAACCGTTGTTGGTGTGTTAGGAACATGTCGCCCCGTCACAGTGAAAAATCTGCCAGAGTCGTAAACTTCAAGCTTGTCCTTGCGTCTTCCGGCTGCAGGCAATATTCCTTTCGCTAATATATGTACGCCCTGGCCGCTCGGACTCATTTCAGTGTAGGACTGCATCGTATGAATAATTTCCTGTGCTACTGGAGTAAACATGCCTTTGTCATCAACACAATTATCAATGTCAACCCCGAATATCCCGCTGGCTTTATCGAACATAAAGCCTATTCCGTCAATATCGCCTCGTGTTGCATAGTTAAGGGCTGTTTGATAATCGCACCAGGTAGATGGGTTATTACTTTGAGCTTTCTGACTGGTCACAGGACTGATTGGAATTTTGTCATATTTTCCTTTTTTGTTATTCCATACGCGGGAGTAACAACACCACTGCCGAAATCCCTTTAATTCAACTGGTATATTTTGTATATCAATTATTTTCACCTCCCGCCCCATTTTTGGCGGATTGCCTATCCCTTTTCTTATTTAGCTGCTAAAAAATCGTCTATGGCCCATACTGGTACTATCCACTTTGATCCTGCCTTAACACCTTTAATTGTTCCGTCGTGAAGCAGATCCATAAACTTGTTCCGGCCAAGTCCTACAATCTTGCGGGCTTCTTCGGCTGGGTAGGCTTTCCGCGCGACTTCTTCACGCTCATTTTGTTTTAAGATTTCCCTTGCTTGCTCCATCGTGAGTTCGATAATGGTTCCTTTTTCGGTATCCAATGTGAATAGTTTCCTTGCTGTTTGTGACATTTTTAATTTCCTCCTTTTTGTACTTGTACTAGTAATGTTTGTTTCATTTGTAAATTAAAAAAATTTATATGGTGCTATGATTGATTTCAAAAAGTTCTTGTGAAAAACAATCGTACATTCTAAATTGAATCTTTCCTGTAGGCTGTTCAATATCCACTTCTTCGTAAAATATATTGTTCACATGCATATGCTCTTCGATTATGCTGTCTGATAAACAATGCTTGCAAAAAATCAACTCTTGGTTTTTAGATTGTTTGCGAATTACTATGTTAACATGTAAGTTAGTTGTGATTGGAATACTTTCCCTAAACATAATGCGGTAGGTAATGATTAAAAGAATATGATTAAAAAAAGCTGATCTCATTGTAGATACGAAGCATTCTTCAACTGGCGCAAAGCTATCATTACTAGGTATCTCTAACCTTAATAAATCATAAAATTTTTTCGGTTCCCTCAAAAAATATGGAGTAAGTTTTAGCATATTGTTTAATTGCCAAATTGGTGTTCGCTTGGTATTTAACATATGGTATATAACGAAAGCATCTTCTAAAACATCGTCAGAGTAAACCGTGAAGCGTCCCTTCCCCCTGCCTTCGCTTCCGCGCTTAGGTTCTGAAAGAGTAAAGAGTTTTTCGTAGTTTAACAAGGTTTTACGTGTTATACTCACCCCTCTATTCTTGAGCGACTGAATTATTTCCTCTGGGCTCAA